CTTGAACTTGTTACCTTCGGAGAGATTGCCGTTTTTAATCCAACGCTCTAAGTCGACAGTCCGACCCGGGTCAATGACCAATCCGCCAGGAACGACATTCTCTCCGTCGATAAACACATTTACGACAGCACGAGTTGTATTGAGGTTTTTTAGTAAGATACTATATTCGCTAGCAAATGGAATATAGACTGTGTCCTTGAATTCACGTAGGACCTTGCCTTTTGATTTGATAGAGGCTACTAATTTTTGATTATACATCATGGTTCTTCCTTTTTACGGTACACACTCTAAGTACCTATCATTTAAAGAGTGTTAGTTGTAGCACCATGCTACAAAATTATTTAGCCTTGTCTAAACTAGGCGCAATTCTTTCTGCTTCTTCTGGAGTGGCAAAGCGTTGTGGCTCTTGTGTCCACGTAGGCATAATCGACCATCCAAATGATTTCCAATACTTATGTATGATATTATTGGCAATAACAATACCACCTAAGATAATTAAAAATCCAATAACTGTTAAAATACTTCCGGCTAAAAATACTGCCGCTTGATCCATATCCATAATACTGCTTTCTTTGTTGAGTGGTGCGCTATGTGGGAATCGAACCCACGACACAAGAGGTTTAGAAGCTCCGGCTCTACCACTAAGCTAATAGCGCGATGTGTTTATTATAGCATAAAAAAAGGGCCTATCAAGGCCCTTTGGTAGAATCTAATTAAATTAGAAACCGCGTGTGTAGTTAATTGCAACACCATTGGCGTTTGTGTCACCACGTGTGCGATCATAACGAACACCGATAGTATCTTTCTTAGTCAAGTCATAAGAAAGACCGGCACGCCATGTGCGTGTTGTATCAGCGTATGCATTTGGATCAAACGCATTGCGGAAACGGAACCCAACTTTAGCAGTTACGCCTGTTGAACCGATCGGTGCCATAACACCAGGCTCTACAGAGTAGTAACCGAAGTTAGAAGTATTTGTAAACTTCTCACCGATTGCGGCGCGAGTATACAAACTAATTCCTGCTACTGGGTATGTACCAGTTAAGCCTGTTTCCATACGTGAACTTAGGCCGCCGTTGTTGTCTTTCCAGTTTTGTGAAAATGCAACATCGCCTGCAAAGTTCTTGTTAATTTCTTCTTTAACAGTTAATTTGGCTTCTTGAGAATTAGCTGTGCCACTTTTTCCATCCCAATCGATATATTCGAGTTGAGCTGATGCGGCGAAAACACCACTGCTGATTGTCACCATAGCCAAGATTGCTAAAATTTTCTTCATTTGTAAATCCTCTTTATATAAAGTTTTTAATGACATAATTCGTCATTAAGAATATTATATATCCGTATTAGCACTAAGAGCAATAAAAATGGCTCCAAAAGGAGCCATTTTGGTAAGTTAGGTGACAAGGACTTTCCTTCCTCGCGAGTGCTGTTTCTTAGGCAGCTAGTGCAAATTCGTCATTAGCACTGATGCTAACTGGAACTTGGAAAAACTCGAATGTATTTGCTTTTGCATTTACGTTATTTGCTTGGATTACGTCCATCGCCTCTCGTGTTGCCGTCTCTACTATCTAACCCCGTCGAAACCATGGCAGGCCCATTATGAAGTACACTAGCGGCAATGCCATCTTACTATCCCGGTATGTTGGGTGTTGGCTAATGTACTTTATGGTGGACCTGGTGGGAGTCGAACCCACGTCCGAGATTCCTTCGCTTTGAAGGAGTTACAACAATTCTTTAATTAACGCTTCTTTTTAGTAGCTCGCATTGCGGCTTGCTTCATTCTGCGTTCTGCAATTTTTCTTGCCATAGTGATTACCTCTTTTTACGTGTTGCTCTCATTGCACGAGCTTTTACTGATTTTACGCGACCTTTTGTCATAGCAGACTCCTTTAAAGTTACTCACCATTCGGATGCTTATCATGCCAGTCCATGAGCCACCAAATTGCTAGCCCAACAACTAATGCGATAATTATCCAGAACATTATTGTCATACTGTATTTAAACATAAACGCAGATTTATAGCAAGTATTTTGGCTAAAATTTTAATAAATACTCATATAAAGCCGGGAGCGAATCAAATGGGCGACATATTCAAAATCATAGGTGATTTGGGTATGCCTGTAGCGGCTGCTTTAGCGGGTGGATATTTCGTGTATCTAACCATCCGCTTGTTGCTACAAGGTGTACTTGGATCCATCAAAGGAATGGCGGGAATCATCACCGCTTTAGATAACCGTGTTAAAACAATGAACCACGACGTTGTACGTATTGATACAATCGTGTCAAATGCGCTTGGGTTGCGTCCAGACGTAGATCGTATTGCTCGTGCAGACGGAAAGAATGATGCAAGACGAGATTAATAATATTCAACTAGCACTTCTAGACGAAGATGTTGTACAACTTCATAATATAGCAAGGCACGTGGAGCAAACAATTGGTGTGGGCACACTCAGTGAAGATATACGTAAAGCGGCTGACCGTTTATGCGATATTTTAAAAAGGAACTAGACATGTTTTACATGGATTACAATTGGGACCTAAGCCCAAACGGAATTATCCTGGACGAAGAATTGGACATAGATAAACTAGGTTGGAGGAGCGGAGATTTGTTCGAAGTTACTAACATCAATGGTAAAGCTATGTTACGTAAAGTGGACCCAGTTAGAGCATTTGCCAAGGGTCATAGAATTAATTTTAACGGAGAAAAATAATGGCATTACTAGATTCAGTATTAAATCTAATCAACAAACAACCTAAAGATCCGGACGCACCAAAGCCTCCAGTCGGTTCACGTAGCGAACGTGAAGCAAAGATCAAAGACAAAGCAGGTATGGTTATTAACGTATTTGCTCTATGTCTGGCAGTTAACGCATGGTACGGCGGTAAGTTAGGTAGCACAGTATTAAACAATACTATCAAAGCTAACGACACTTACAGTTTCTACCAAGCTAAATCAATCAAGCAATCATTAGCAGAACAAAACTTGTACGAAGCTGAACACAACGGTGATAAAGCTCGTGCCGCAGATATGAAGGCCAGGATTGATCGTTACGAAAACGAGCCAGGCGAAGGTAAGAAAGATCTAATGGCCAAGGCTAAAAAGTTGGAAGCAGAACGTGATGACGCTAAACAACGTAGCCCATGGATTGGTTATGCATCAACTGCTTATCAAATGGCCATCGTTGTGCTGTCAGCAAGTATTCTTGCTGTTAGTATGATGTTGTTCTGGAGTAGTTTTATTGTAGCAGGATTCGGTTTATTATTAAGCCTTCAGGGCGTATTCCTGTTCTTCTAAGGAGAAAGATATGGATGTTGTAGAGTTAGTCAATAAGTATGGTTTCCCAATCGTCATGGCGGTTGGGATGGGCTTCATTATCAACTATGTTTGGAAATGGGCAACTGAAGAAGTTAAGCCTGTTATCAGTGATGCCAATACTGTGCTTATTGCACTTATAGATCGCATCCGTATGTTGGACAACGACTTGATTCGTTTAAATCAAAAAGTAAACACAGTCTTACACCTACGTGGTAAAATGATTGAATCGGATCGTGTTATGGAAACTGCAATAGTAGAAGCAAAGGCCAATGCCAAGTTCCACGATGCTATGGACGAAGCTGACAAGATCGGTGCGAAGAATACAGACTCGTCAGACGACAAAGAAGCAAAGGGCGGAAGCTCATAAAGAACACACCTTAGGACCGGTACTAGTTACCGAAAGTGTGCGGGCGGCCACTGCCCTGGAACAACCGATTCGCTACCGCAAGTTCCTAAAAGTGGCATTTTGTTCTCTTCGTAATCTTAATGTGCTACTATAAAGATAAATATTCTCGTAAACAAAAAGGTAGCGAATTTCATGTCTCGTGTATTATTCATTTTAAAACGTCGTCCCGACTTTGATGCCAAGGTGCATACTCATGTCGGGCTCAGCACAGGTCTTTATAATAGTGCAAAGTTTATGAACGACATGTTAATAGAACAAGGTATTGAAAGTAAATTAGAAGTTGTTGAAGATTATAATAAAATTGATCGTCAGGTACATTTATATAAACCCACACATGTAATCATAGAAGCTATATGGGTTGTACCGCAAAAGTTTGTAGCATTACAACGGTTACATCCTAATGTTAAATGGGTAGTGCGTGTACATTCAGAAATGCCATTCTTAGCTGGAGAAAGTATGGCTATGGATTGGTTAGCAGATTATAGTGGTTTTAAGAACATTATATTTGGCATTAATGCGCCACGTATGATGGAAGAAGTTAAAATCTACTTACAACATAGAAACGGCTGGACTGATGAGCAAACTGCTGAACGTATTGTATATTTGCCTAACTACTATCCACAGGAATATAAAACTAAAGAATTCAACAGAGACAAAGATACTATAGATATTAGTTGCTTTGGTGCAGTTCGTCCTTTAAAGAATCATTTGCTACAAGCAATCGCCGCAATAGGATTTGCAGAACAAAAAAGGAAAAAATTAAGATTTCATATTAATGCAGGCCGTATTGAAATGCAAGGCGGTCCTGTTATTAAAAACTTAAAGAGTGTATTCCAACAAATACACGGCAAAGGACACGAGCTAGTTAATCACCTATGGCGTCCAAGAGAAGAGTTTTTAGAATTATGTGCTCAAATGGACATAGGCTTACAATGTAATCTTAGCGAAACATTTAATATTGTCGGTGCAGATTTAATTAGTCAAGGTATTCCATTAATAGGTAATGCAGATGAAATCCCATGGGCGTTGCCTGAATTTAGTGCAGATCCTAACGATACTAAAGATATCATACGACAACTACATCAAGCATACGATCTTCCACAGCTGAATGTACTCAAACAACAGCAAAGCCTTACTCAATACACTAGTAATACTGCTGAAATTTGGGCTAAATACTTCAGTTAGGAGAAAAACATGGGACACCATCACGTAAGAAGTCATCACTGGGTTAACGGTTTGTTAAGCACAGTAGATGCATTTTTTGAAACATTAGAAGAAGCTATTGAACATGCAGAAGTTACCGGCGCACACACTACTAAAGTGTACAATGCAGAAGGCGAATTATTGCATGTCAAAACGCCAGACGCTACTGAAACATACGCTTAATGAACGCAATCATATACACACTGGTGATGACACACATCACCATAGTGTGTGTTACTCTATTTTTGCATAGAGGTCAAACACACAGGGCAGTTACATTCCACCCGTTAGTTAATCACTTTATGAGATTCTGGCTATGGCTTACAACAGGCATGGTCACTAAACAATGGGTAGCGATACATCGCAAGCATCATCAAGGAAGCGATACTCCTAACGATCCACATAGTCCGCAAGTATACGGCATTTGGCGTGTATTGTTTGGTGGTGCATTTTTATATCATACTGCAAGTAAAGATATAGCTATGGTTGAAAAGTTAGGAGTAGGTACTCCTGATGATTGGCTAGAGCGCAATGTTTACTCCACACGTAGCCGCCTTGGTATTCTATCGATGCTGGTTATAAACCTTGTTCTTTTTGGACCATGGGGCTTTATAGTGTGGGGTATTCAAATGATATGGATTCCTTTCTGGGCCGCAGGTGTTATCAACGGACTAGGACACTGGATTGGATATCGTAATACAGATACTAAGGATACTAGTCGCAACTTATTTCCGATAGCATTTATTATCGGTGGCGAAGAGCTACATAATAATCACCATGCAGATGGTGCTAATGCTAGTTTCCGTCAACGCTGGTTTGAATTCGACGAAGGTTGGATGTGGATTAAGTTGCTATCACTTGTAGGGCTTGCAAAGATTAGACCATCTAGCACCGTTCATACTGACTGAACTTACCCACTCATCTACATCACTATTTCCTGCTATAAAGTACGGCAGGAAATACCAATGAACAAATATTAATACTGGTAAACTAAGTGGATCTTTTGACCACTGCTCGATAAAGTTTGGTAAAATATTATTTTTCATGTGCTATGAATTCCCCATTCCAGTTATCTGGTAGGTCTTGTTGCTTCATAAAGTCGCAACGCTCAATCCATATCTTATAATATTTGTCCATCTGTCCACCAAAGTTGCCTTTTAGTTTCTTACACATAGCGGCTGCTTCGTCAAACTTCTTAGCTTTGTATAAGGCATGCATTTCTTCGTGTTGTTCTTTATCTTTACTATAATCTACACCGCGTGTGCGTAGTGCTGTATAGATTAAGTCTGCTACAGTTTTACCTTTTGGTTGTAAATTATCTAGCATTAGGTAGAAGAAGTCATCTTTAGTACGGTTGTAAGTTTCAGCACCAATAATACATAGTACGCCATAAGCCTTACAACGTGCTTCTAAACGAGCCGCAGTACTAACCATGTCACCTAAGATGTCATAGCTGTGTCGTTCTGTTGAACCCATCTCACCAATAAAGCCAATACCTGAGTTACAACCCCAACCCATTGCGGCTGGTGGTAATCCTTGTGCTTCCATTAGCTTAGTGTACTCGTCTACCTTGTCTAACATCTCGAGTCCTACCTTAACGATAGTGCGAGCATGATTAGGATCTTCAATAGGAGCACCATGTATGTGCATACTTGCATCGCCTACATACTTAATAACCATACCTTTGTTATCTAGCATTGGCTGACTAATAGCATCCATGTAGCCGTTCATGTACTTGCCAAGTCCAGCAACGTCATCACCGTAGTGTTCTCCAATAGGTGTAAATCCACGCAAGTCAGAGAACATAACTGATACATCTTTACGTACACCACGCTTGATTAAGTCTGGATCTTTTTGTAGTAGTTCTACAACTTCCTTAGAGCAGTAACCAGCAAACTGTTTTTTAATTGCCTGCTTTTGTAAGAATTCACTTACGAACTTAACCCCGTAAGCATGTAGCATAACCAATACAATGCCACCAGCCACCATAGTACTGTCAATAAGGAAAAGGTAATCGTTAAAAGCAAATCTACTACCAAAAATAGAAATAGCAACGAAACTAACACCAGCGCCAAGTCCAACATAAGTCCACCTTGTTAAAAATAGTAATACTATGCCTAGTACTGCTAAGGCACCAATCTCAGCGTAGTCAGCCCATGCTGGTCGCTCGATAACAACTTTGTTAATCATTGTGCCCATAACTGCGGCTTGTACATCTTGTGGCCATACTGATCCTAAACTTGTAGGTACAGGATTAGCAATACCAGCGGCAGTTGGTCCAACAATTACAATAGCACCGCCAAAGTCTTTAGGTAAGTCTGTTAACGATACTTGTTTGTTCTTTTGACTCCAATCGACCCATACACGACTTTTTTCGTCTGTGGTAATAATACCAATGTCGCCAGGTAAGCGCATTTTGTCTACACCTAGCGGACTTAATTTAACTTGGAATGTTGTGTTGCCTGTTGCAACACGTAATGTTTCTAATGCTAGTCCTGGATAGATTTTGTCATCTACTGCCACTACTAAAGGTAAACGACGAGTAACACCGTCTATTTCTGTCATTGAATTAATAATACCAACACCTGCGGCATTATTTTCTAGTTGTGGTACGTTAGCAATTAAACCAGCATACCTAGGAATGATGTCTCCGTTTTCAGCACCAATTACGGCACTGCCTGGAGCACGTGGAGTATTTTTAGTTTTGTTAGCAGGGACACTAGATAACACTACTGGATATTTGCTCAGAGCTTGAGCCAGCGCACTATCTCCACCTGTACGGTCTGTTTCGGACATGAGTACATTAAGTACAACAAGCCCTGCTCCGTGCGAGTACAAATCTCGTACAACTTTGGCATAATCTGCACGACCAATCGGCCATCCGTATTTTTCAATTGAAGCCTCGTCTATGTTAACAGTATATATGTTATTTTCAGTAGGCGCTTTTGATGTTATGAGTGTATCAAAGTAACGTAGTCTTACGCTTTCAACAAAGGTAGGATCTGCAATACGTATGCCCACTACTAACGTAAGTGTTAGAAGCGCAGTCCAAGGGCTTAAAAGGATTTTTTTCAGCATGAAATATTTAGCTGAAATTTACTGACGGATTGTAGTGTTACATCCTGCTGGGTTTGCACAACTTTGTATGATTGTTACTGATTTTCCGCCTGATTGCTGTAGATCTACAGTGGCAGGCCCGCCAGCGTTAGTTAAGTTAATATTAGCTTTGTTAGCAATATCGCCAGACTGTCCAATTATAGCATTGTTATAATTTCCTGTTAGAGTTACATCTGCTACGTGTGCGCCAGCACCAGACTGTGTTGTTGTGACAGTATTGATATCCCCTGATATCTTGCTGAACAATACTTGATTACCGTTGCCATTTTGTGTATGATTAACTGTGTTGCCGTTACCTTGTATTTTAGTTTCAGCATAGTTCGATCCTACAGTATTTGTTTGATTAGTTGTTATAGCATTGCCCCATCCTGGAACATCCATTTTCATATAATTAGATCCAGTTTGCTCTGATGTAATATTGTTACCATTTCCGCTAATAGTCATATCAATTTTATTCTTAATACCAGACTGCGTAATAGTTACATTGTTATGTTCTCCAACTTGGTCAACATACAACATATTGTTATATTGTTGTGTGCTGTTATTCCAAGTATTAACTCTAGTTTGTTTGTCAACAGCATCAACTGGAGCTGTATAGGTAGGCCCACTACCTATTACCTGAGTAGTAGGAGCATTTGTTTGATTAATAGTTCCATCAAACGGTGGACGCGGCGGAATAGGTGTACCACCAGTTTGTCCTGGAGCAAGAGGAGTTGTACTCATGTTGCTAGATAATGTGTTAGTGTCAGACACTGTGGGATTTTGTGTGCCGGTAAATGTAACACCTTGTCCACTAAGTCCAAGATTACCACTCAGTAAGGTTCCGTTGTAGTTATCGTTAGTAAAGAACAAATAAATGTTACCAAATTCATCTACACCTTGTACTACAATTCGACCAGTACCTAATACAGTATATGTGCCGTCTGAATTTACAAGTATCATAACCCACGGATTACTTGCACTGTCGGCACCGGTATTAGGTATAAATGTTATATACTGGTTTGCATTTATAGGGGTCCAGCTACCTGTTTCATAAGTGCCACCCGGCAATGTACTATAAATTTGACAAGTACTTGTATTCATACAAGCATTAACATTCCATTGTGTGTCTGCAACTTGGCTAGCACCAAAATGTACACCAGTAAATGCACTACTCGATACTGTTGTATTTGTTGCTGTCCCAGAACTAGTGGTCGATGTTCCGTCACTATAGTTTGTAACTGTAACAGGTGTAGTTATTACAATTTGTCTATTCCCACTAATAATAGTTTGTGTTTGATTAGTTGTTGTGGTACTAGTAACTGTTCTGACAGGCGCACCGTTTGCATTAGTAGTGGTCATAGTACTATTATAGCCGCCTGGTTGTCCGCTGGTTGTGCCGCCAGTAGCACTTGGGCCTCCACCGTTTTGATTAGCAACTAAGCCTGTAGTGTTTGTACCAGGAACACCTGCACTGTTTACAATACAAGCATTACTTCCGCCCCATGCACCTTGACATGCACCAAATCCTGGACTACTTGTCCATCCTTGTGCTGTTATTCCGTTATAAGGGCCAAACTCTGGATTATATACCATGTTAGGGCCGCCATTAAGAGTAAAAGTCGGAGCACGATACCAAGGACCGTAGTCACCTGCCCAATAACTACCATCGATGCCATACATACTAATTGTAGCATAAGCTACAGTTGCCGCTTGAGCTGCCGTCAATGTAGTACTTGTGGTCAATGTTGTCCATGGTACATTTGGATCGACACAAGGGTTTCCGCAGACAGCATTTGGTATTGGCAAGTTAGCAGAATAATTTGAATTTACTGTAGCCACTAATGCGTTTGATGAGGTATAGAACTGTATCTTTACGTTAGCAGTATCGCTTTGTCCCGCACGGCCACCACCGTTATGGGCCAAGGCACTGAATGTAAATGTACCGCCTTGTTGCATTGTTGAATTGAATACTACTTTTTGACTGATGGTTGTTGTAACATAGGCAGTCGCAATGATATCGTACATATCTTGACCAAATGCATTGATACAAAACATTAGTGTGAAAAGAGATTGTAGTATACGTTTTATCATTTTTGTATTAGAGTAATAATAGTATTACCACCTTGATTAATACGATTTTTAAATTCTAAACTGCCTTGTTGTTGGTATATAGTACTGTTCTGTGTTAAGGGTGTTGTTACACACTGTTGATCACTACCGTTATCTCTACAAAGCCCAACACTTATCTCATCTTTAAAAGCCACAATGCCGCTAGACTTTTTATAGTCCGGCAATACAGAGTCAACTGGTGCTAATAAATTTTCATTTAGTCCGTTGCCTAGCTGATCAAATATGTTAGCAAGGAATTGATTGTCTAAGAAGTTTTGACTTAGTTTGTCTTGATACATGATAGCCATTTGTGCTTCTAGTGCATTATCTAAACCTGTAAATTTTAAAAAATCTATATCTAAAGGGTTTTTTCCCGAACGTTCAATTTTAGTTTGCTCTTTAACTTCTTTCGGAGGACTTAGAATTAACATATTACCAATAGCATCTTCACTTAAATTTAATACTACCGGCTTCATAGGCGGTAAACTGCGACTTTCTACTTTAGTCACTTGGAACGGTTGATTTAAAATAACAATACCTGCATCTGTTTCAACAGTGATTTCGCCAGTTTTACAGTTTGCTTCAATATCTTTTACTGTGCGATTTCGACGGTCATTAGGACAACTAGGTAATAGGATAATTGTACTCTGTCCTAGTTCTTCTACGGTTGCTGTAAAATCTGTACCTCGAACGCCGATAGTTGCTGTAGGTGTACTTAATGCTACACTTTTTGGATCGTTGTGAGCAATAGCACCGCTAGCATAACGTACAGTACCAAGAGCAATCTTAGCACCTAATTTACCTGCTTTGCTTTTTGGATCGTAAACAAAGTCGTCTATAACTAGCTTAGAGTTTTCGTTTACCTGAACACGGGTATCGTCATCAAATGTTATACCCACTTTACCTTGTTGTGTTTTGATTGCGTCGTTCATTTCCACGCCAGTACCCTTGGCGCCTGATATGGTTTGTGTCTTTCTTTGGATTGATGGCGGGGTATTGACTTGTTCCGTTACGGTTCCGATTGCACCGTAGGATATCTGCGACATAGTCGAGAATATTACAATCAGCATATTTCGGAGTTTCATTAGTCACCTTTATTAAACCAGCGACAAGTATTTAACTGTGCTAGCACCTGCTCAGTAGACTGACGATTTAATCTTGCGGCCCATTCTACAAAAGCGTACCAGTCGCGAACGTAATTTTCATTACCTTGTTGCCACGCCTGATACATCTTTTGTAGCTCAGAGTTAATCATCTTAACGTCTTTGGATTATAGCGTAATTATTATTACTACCACTAATTTTTAAACTAGTAGCGTTGTCAGCTATCCCTGATTGTGTGATACCGATAGTATTTCCAGTACCACTTAAATCAATGCTAGCATACTGACCGATAGTATTTCCGCCACTTTGTGTTAAGTTAATTTGGTTATTATTACTTCCGCTACGCAATGTTACGTTAGCTGTGTTATCAAATAAACCACTTTGATCGACAGTTAAATTGTTACCAGAACCGGTTGCAGTATAGTTAACTTGATTACCGTTGGTGCTTCCACCGTCTTGTGTAATACTTGTTAAGTTACTTGCGCCAACAGTAGTAATGTTAACTAGCCCTTTATCGCCAGTTAAGTTAAGTGTTGTAGCGTTACTGCCGCCACCTGTTTGACTTACATTAGCAACTACGCTGTCTGCACTAATATTAGCAGTTAATGAATTTTGAGTTCCACCAGACTGCAATGCTGTTAATGCATTATTAGAACCTAGCATGTTTACACGTAAATTAGCATATCCGCCGGACTGAGTAACATCGATAAGACTTCCAGCACTAGTACCCTGTCCGTTGTTATTGCTATTAATATAAGCTACGTTGTTGCCTTCGCCACTGCTTACATTATAGTTGATAGTAATGCCCTTACCGTTAGATCCTACAGTTGTAGTTGCACCTAAAGATAATTTGTTATTTGGACCAGTTTGTTGGATTGTAACCATTTGGTTATTACCAGACAACTTGGCATTGTCTTGCGGGTTGGTACTAGCAGATCCACTTGTTAGAATACCATTAACCGTATTTCCAGCACCGTCTTGAGTAATATTAATTACAGAATTATCCCCAGACTGATCGATATAAATGCTGTTGTCAGTTGCGTGACCCAGTGTTGACATTGCAGACAACACCAGAATAGTGAGTAATTTTCTCGACAACCCACCAGCGCCTTTTATACTTTGAACCATTTTTTCATAATGTTAGATTTCTAGTCTCTAACATCGCTCCTTGGACCTAAGTCCATTATTTTTATTGTTCTCGCTACTGTCCTTTTATTTTACTTCTGAAGTTTCTTCCTTCTTTACTTCGGGTTCTACCTTAGCTACAGGAGCAACTGGTTGCTCTTGTTTAAAGTCCCACATACCTTTTCTATGACCTTCTTTGATTAATTCAACCACTGCCATTTCCGTTGCCGCTTTAACAGCGTATGTTCCTGGCTCATTAATAGTTAAACCTGCTTCCGCTTCAAATGCCTGTGTGCCTTGATCGAAGAACTTCAATGCTGTTGCACTATCTGCTGTACTTAATATTGTTTTTTGTACAGCTACAGTTGCTAGCACTTTACCTGTGTTTACGCTAACTGCTCGCAAACTTACAGTAACGGTATCAGTTGACCACTGAGTTTGTTTACCAATACCGAATATACGCATACCAGCACCACCACTTGTAGTGCTTGTATCGTAACCTACAATACCACCTTCCAAAATAATACCAGCAAACTGCATTGGCATTAATGGTTTGGCATTATTTCCTTCATATGCTTCACGCATTTGACGGATAATTAATCTTTCTTTAGTTAAATTATCAATACCTACACGCTCAACTACTTCAAACCATTCTCCGCGCCCTACATTTTGTAGTGCTTGGATTAAGAATGTTTCGCCACCTTGTGTAACTGCTGTTGATAAACTAGCAATATTTGCCTGTGGGCGTCTTTGTCCTGTTTTATCGCTAAAACTGTAAACTGCTACACTCAGCGGCTTGCCAGCTGCCGGGGAAGGAACTGTATCAAATTCTTTTTTAACACCCTTCATTTGTGTAGTTTTGGTAGGGTCAGTTTCAGTAAATCCAGTACTTTGTATTAAAGCACAACCGCTCAATGACGAAATTATTGCTAGAGATAATAGTATTTTTTTCATATTATTGTCCTGGCATTACAAATGAACTTAGTGGAACATAAATGTATGTCGGTGTAGTTTCGCCCGGGGCTTGTACACTTAATTGGATACACTGTCCAGTAGACGAACCTGTGCAATTTAACGCATCATTAACTTTTTGCCAACCAATTTGATTTCCTTGGAAATTAACAGAGCCTTGGCAAGAACTAGCAGTAGTTGGGCTACAACCGTTATTAGCAAACATAGCAGTTGCTATATTTTGTGAAATTTGTGCGTATATACGTGACTCTAAGTTATTCATAAACTTAGATAAGTTTGTATTATTAGAAGCGGCAATTGCGGCATCGGCGGCAGCTTTAACTGCGGCGATTTGTGCTTGTTGTCTTGTATATTCTTGATTTTCAATAGTCAAGACATGACTACTATAACCGTTGCCGTTAAACGACGGTGATTTAAACTGATAGTCGCCTTGAGGCGCGGCTACACACAATAAAGGTAATAATAATAGTACTGATAGTACTTTTTTTGACATGGTCTTCGCTCCCACTAAGTCTTATTATTATTTAATAAGATAGGAACAAAGATTAAACTAGCTGTTTTACTTGCTCTAGATTAAGAAAACCTAAGATATTTTTAGTCAGTAATTTTGAAACTTAAACCTGCACCTGATGGATTAGACGCTTCGATCTTAGTCCATAATCCAACGTTACCGTCAACTTTACCTGGCCATAGTACATCAAATACTAGCTTTTTACCAACTACTCTTGAGAAGATTTGTACGAAGTTTTCGCCTAGTAGTTCTAGGATAATTGTTCTAAAATCTCTCATAGGCTGTGTTGTATTGACAATATCTACAAGATCCTTTGCGGCACAGTACAATAGTTTTCCGCCAGGTGTTGATAAGGAAGTAAATTTTCTTGATTGTATAATAACATCAAACTTTGGATCTAGTTCTTCGCCTGTTCTAACACTATCAATAATTGCTATGATATCGTCTTGTGTAAAGATATGCCCACCGTTTACGTTTCCAAGACCTTCGTAAACAGTTCCACGTAATGCTTGTTTATGATAGTAATTTAAAAAGTTTAAACCGGCTAATGGTTGTTCTGCAACCTTTACTTCTTGCATAAGTGTAATGAAATCTACAGCATTACCAGTACGTTTCTTTTTAATCAATGTATCTGGAATGGTTAATCCGTTTAGACTTGGTGCGGCACCACTAGCAGTTGAACCAATACCACCTTTACTACTAATAAAGATTGTTTGACCAGTATTTGCGTTTTGTACACCGTAACTATCACTTAGGCTAGAGTTTTGTTCGCCTGGGAATATAACGGTTAATCCAGAAAAATCAGGAGTGCCTAAGAAGTTTAAGAACTTGGCTTTCTTGCCGCCTGCCCATTTTGCAGTACCGCTAGCTAATGCTAATATACCTAAGTATTCACCTGCATCGATAGCAATACGTTTTTGTATTTTTTCATCGTATCTTGATAAGTCAGGATTTAGACCTTGACTAATCTCTACTGCCGCTTGTTTAATAGCCGCTCCTAACTCTCCAGCATTATCTAGTACTGTATTACTAGCAATGATCTCGCCAAGATCTCCAGCCACTACACCTTTATTAGCATCGAGAGCTTTTTTAATTTCTTCCGATGGAGTTAGTATAACGCGATCTTTCTTTTTTGTGCCAGGAGCATTGATTGGGTCTGCGGCAATACCAATACCAATAGGTTGTACGTTTACATCACTAGATGCTTTACCTTTAGGCGTTTGTAATTCATCTTTTTCAATATTAGAAAAAGGAACGGTACGTCCATCTGCTGTGTTTAAGAATAAACTTGGAGGTCTAACTCCGTGAGGATTTGCTTCTAACTGCTGTAAAGCATTATTAACTTCAGTAGTTAATCTTGCTAATTCACCAGGAGCCGCTAGAACATCTACATAGCTACCGTCTTTAAGTTTTTCTCTAAAAACAGCTTGTGGGTTTTGAAGTTTTGCCAATAAGGCTTGAGGGCGCCACCCTAAATATTTAGGTTTAAATAGTTCGCCAGGAATTAGTGTGGCTTCTTGAATAATCTCTAGTACACGCATAGTACAATATTTATACTATTTCAGGGAACAAACATTCCTGTATGAATACTTTTACATCTTCCTCGTTTAGCCCTAAACTAGCCATAACTTTAGGTGTATGCGGGTTTTGCTTTTGATTATCGCAATAATAATTTTGGAAACTAGTAGTATCTAGCACAGTATTATTGGTTTCGCCTACTGAATCTAGATAGTGTGTTAGAGTAGTTTGAGCCATAGATGTAATTTGATCTAACTCTGCTTCGTCACTAACGTTACCAGCGGCAACCATATGCTCTGTAAAGATACGCTGTGCCCAGTCGGGTAAAGCACGTGGTTTACGCCATTCTAGTTTAGCAACTTCTGTTCCAAACCATTCGATCATAGGATGGAACTGGTCTCCAGCCGGACTAAAATCGTGGAAACATCCGGTCATTTTGTTTTTGCCGGCTACTACATCAAAGCCATAAATCGGAGCAGGGTTATGTGTATGTGGGAAGATGCAACAATGCATCATCCAGAGTCCTTTAGTATCTCTCGCATCAACCACGTCAACGTGAGCGCGGCGATAACGATCAGAAGTCCATACCCTATTAATCCAACCAGGTTGGTTAAAACGATCCATTCCAGGCTCGAAAATTTCAGTCCCAGTCCGGCCAAATTCCGTCTCCAATAGGTGCTGAATGTTTATTAACGTGTCCCATACTTTACTCATCTTTAAACTCGACTAGTTCCATCATGTTTTCAAACAATTCACCGGCAAACTTAAACGATAGAATTGCTTCATCTGCAAGACTGTCATCTAATTTAGAACGTAAGATGTTTTTAATTTGATCAGGATCTCCGTCGAATTGGTAATATTTACCAGATCCGGGTACACGTTTAGCAATCATTTGTCCTCCAGACAGATCACCAAAGTGTCTAACGTATAAATGTGCTAGAAGCTTTTTAGGATCGTCTTTAATAGACATTAGATATTTGTGATACTTTTCTACAACTGGTAATGTTTCAGGCAAGTTGTCTTTGTCTGTCCACAATTCGTTAAAATCTGCAAGAATGTTCGGTGCTCTGCGAATTGTAGGATAATCATTCATAAGCCCGTGCATCATAGCAAAGGCTTCTAACAAGTCATAAATCTTATGCTGGTTAAAAAGATACACAGCATACAACTCAGGATTGATTTTTCCTGAAAACAGAATTTTTACAAATGGTTTTGTTTCTGCTTCTTTATGTGCTTCGTGTGTAAGATCTTTTAAACTCATTCTTCTTCCAATTTAATCTGTAATGGATGCCCGTTGGTACGAGCTTGGTTTGTTGCTTCAACTGCTTTAGCTTCGGCAATTTCAAAACTATAGACTCCAGCAACGCCGCTACCAGTTTGGTGTACTTGCAACATAATGTCTGAAGCAGTGGCTTGTGTATGTTTAAAAATTTCTACTAGAATTGATGTGACAAACTCCATTGGTGTAGAGTCATCATTTAGGATAATTACTTTCCAGCGTTTTGGTTCTGAAATAGTAACTTTGATTGTTTCATCTAGTTGGATATCTGTAGTTGGCATTTTTAATCTTTTCAAAAGTGGGGGAGTTGCCTCCCCCGGTTGTTTACTTAATTACAATCTGACGTGGTTGTAATGCTTCAGGAACAATACGTTGAATACTAATAATCAACATACCGTCTTTTACTTCAGCATCTTTTACTTCCATGTATTCTGCAAGTGTCCAGCTTTGTTCGAAATCACGACTAGCTAGTCCACGATGCAAATACTCTTTTGATTCGTCTGCGGTTTTTTGTGTACCACGGACAATCAATTGGTCTTGATCAACTTCAACATTGATCTCGTCCTTACTAAATCCAGCTACTGCTACTTCGATAGCGTATTCGCTATCACTATACTTCACAATATTATGTGGAGGATAGTTTCCGTTTGCTTGCTGTAGGCGTTGATTAAAGATTGTATCAAATCCTACAAGTGCTCTGCTGATTTGAGCTAGATCAGCTGGGTTTATTGCTCTTAATTGCATTGTTGCCATTTTGTTTATCTCCTTATATTAAGCAAGAATGTGTAGGGCCCAATTAAGGCGCCCTACGATTTTATTATATTACTTCTTTTCTGTATCGTCAACTTCTTTGAAAGCCGCATCTACAGTTTCTGCTTCTGGTTTGCTTGCGTTCTCAGCTTTGGCGAAATCTGTTTGTGATTCCTTCTCTAGCTGGTCAGCTTGCTTAACTGTCATAATTGGCTTAGTTGTATCAAACCATTTGCCTAAGGCAGTTTCAATAGCTTCTACATCCTCGCCTTTCATGATCTCTTTCAACTCATCAAGTTTAGTTTGATAAGCAGTCTTATCTTCTTCAGTTAGCTTGTCTTTGTATGTTTCAAAGTCTTTGCCAATTGAATGGATATCGCCTTCAGCACGATTGCGAATTTCGATTAAAGCCTTAGCTTTGCGGTCAGCTTCTTCGTTTTCTTCGCCTTCGCGGATCATACGCTGAATTTCTGCATCTGTTAAACCTGAGTCTGACTTAATGGTAATCTTGTTTTCTTTGCCGGTGTTCTTGTCCTTAGCACTTACATTCAAAATACCGTTTGCGTCAATATCAAGTGTAACTTCAATTTGTGGCATGCCACGCATTGCTGGTGCAATACCTTCCAAATTGAACTCGCCTAGTTGTTTGTTATACTTGTAGATTTCACGTTCACCTTGAGCAATCTTAATAGTAACTGCTGGTTGGTTGTCTTCTGCTGTTGAGAATACTTGTGAATGCTTAGTTGGGATTGTTGTATTCTTGTGAATCAACTTGGTGAATACACCGCCCATTGTTTCAATGCCCAATGTTAATGGAGTTACGTCCAATAACAATACGTCAGTCTTGTCGCCTGCTAGAACGGCACCTTGTACTGCGGCGCCAGCGGCAACTGCCTCGTCTGGGTTAACGTCTTTACGTGGAGCCTTGCCGAATAGTTTTTCAACTGCTTCTTGTACTTTAGGCATACGTGTTTGACCACCAACTAGAATAACTTCGTCGATGTCTGCTGGTGTTACTTTAGCATCTTGCATAGCAATCTTACATGGCTCAATTGAACGCTCGATTAATTTCTCAACCATTTGTTCAAACTTGCTACGTGTGATTGTAACATTCATGTGCTTAGGACCACTAGCATCTGCTGTGATGTATGGCAAGTTAACGCTTGTAGATTGACTGCTTGACAATTCAATCTTAGCCTTTTCTGCGGCTTCTTTCAAACGTTGTAAAGCTAGTACATCTGATTTAAGATCGATGGCGTTGTCTTTCTTGAACTCGTCTACCAAGTAATCCATAATAGCTTGGTCAAAGTCTTCGCCGCCCAAGAATGTGTCGCCGTTTGTACTTAAAACTTCGATTTGTTTATCGCCGTCGAGATTTGCGATTTCAATGATTGATACGTCGAATGTACCACCACCAAGGTCGTAAACAGCAATTTTGCGATCCTTTTTAGACTCTTTATCAACACCATAAGCAAGAGCTGCCGCAGTAGGCTCGTTAATAATACGGAGTACTTCCAAGCCGGCGATTTTACCAGCGTCTTTAGTAGCTTGTCTTTGTGAGTCGTTAAAGTATGCGGGAACTGTGATAACCGCTTGAGTAACTGTTGTACCAAGATAATCCTCTGCTGTCTTTTTCATTTTACGCAAAACTTCAGCTGACACTTGTGGAGGAGCAAGTTTCTCTCCGTTAGCTTCGATCCAAGCATCACCGTTGTCTGCCTTGACAATATTGTAAGGCATCAAGTCGATGTCCTTCTGGACTTCTTTTTCATCAAACTTACGTCCGATTAAACGCTTGGCCGCGTAAATTGTATTCTTTGGATTTGTGACTGCTTGTCGTTTTGCTGTTGCACCTACTAAAACTTCGTCTTTTGTATATGCAATGATTGATGGTGTTGTTCTAGCACCTTCGCTGTTTTCGATTACTTTTGCAACTCCGTTTTCTAGAATTGCTACACAGCTATTTGTTGTACCTAAGTCGATACCGATGATTTTGCTCATATTTTTCTCCTTTGTTTAAGCAAGAATATGTAGGCCCTTACGGCGCTCTACAAATTTATTTATCTCTGTCAGAAAATCTTTAATATTTTTCGGCAATAAAATCTGCTTCTGGAATACGTGTGCGTGTATTCTTACTGCCCAAAACTACTACGATTCTTTGTCCTATATCAGTGTCTAGCATCATTACAATACAGCCACCCGACGCATTAATATAACCCGTCTTGCTTACTATAAATTTATGCTTTTTGCCTATGATGGGGTTGGTATTGTGAAATATAAACCACTTGTTGCGGATTTTAATTTTAATTTCTGTAGTTTGTGCGGCATCGCGGATTTCAGGATAATCTTTTGCGGCCATAACTAGTTTAATTAATTCCGTTGCAGTACTTACATTGAATACACTTAGCCCGCTGGCTTCTGCAAATCTAGTATTGGGCATTTCTAGAAAGTGAGCCTTTGTATTCATTGCACGTATACACTCAGGTGTGCCGCCGGGATAATGCTCACATAATGTTAATGCGGCTTTATTGTCCGATTTCACTAGAGCCAAATTAATAGTATCGAGTCTAGTATGCTCGCCTATTTTTTCTGTTAGATCCTGATGCTGGTCTAGTACAACCATCACAGTCATTAGTTTACTAATGCTGGCAATACTACGCACTTCGTTGGAGTTCTCACTTTGGAGTATATTTCCAAACCCGTCTGCAACAAGCCAACTTTTAGCAGTTACTTTAGACCAGCCATATGCATGACTGTGGAAACTAACTAATAATCCTAAAAGGATTATAAGTTTTCGATAGTTGACCATTTCTTGAGCTTTTCAATTTTAGCTTTAGATGCGAGTTCAATATTGGTATAACTAACAACATCCATTTCGTGGAGGATGTCAATCATGGCCATTAAATCGCCTAGCTCTTCTTCTAAATGCTCACGATTGGTTTTTGGTTTACCAGGTTTATAATTGTCAATACCAAAACGATGACATTTGCTAATTGCTTGAATTACTTCAGCACATTCTTCAGAAAGAATGTTCATTACTTCTCTAGTTTGTGAATCCATTTTATTTGCCTTTGGAAAATCGATTGGATTGTCTGTGTTTGTATAGTGCATATCAGTTGGTCTTTGCAAAGGGATTGATGTAAGTGCCACTGCTAGTTGTGCTAGTTCGGAGAGTATTGTAGACATTTTGTATTCCTACTGCTTGATTCCAAGCATCTTCTAGCGCATGGTGTGCTGTTACGGGAGGACGTTGTGGGTTGATGCCAAGGTCGAATGCTGTACGCACATCACGCACTTCCCAGAACTTCCAAGGAATGGCTCTGTTAATTTTGCGAAAAACATGTTCACAGATAACAATATCAAAACAACTACCATTTGACCAGACACGTTTGGCTCCCCAACAGAATTTATATAATTGTGCAAATGCATCTTCGATATCAATACGGCCTTCGGGATCAAATGCCGCTTCTTGGGCTTCTTTACTTTGCTGAGCCCACCATGCAATAGTATCGTCATTAGTAGTTAAGCCAATCCTGTCGCAACTATCTACGTCTACTTTAACATAGAAACTATCCATTGCGGGTTCTTTAATTTCGGATCCAAACGGATCAAATTTGACTGCACCTATTGTAAGGATGGATGCATCTGGAGTAGTGTTTAACGTCTCCAAGTCAATCATAATATCAGTATTAGCCATTAAGTTCTTTCTTTAATTGAACTTATATTATAACACTATTATAGTATTATGTCAATATAATTTTGGAGGTAATTGGTCGCTTTTGAGCTTTTTACGCCAACGTGCTTTGGCCGCACCTTTTTTACGCTTACGCTCTGTGGTAGGTTTTTCGTAGAACTCTTTTGAACGCAGGGTGTCCAAAGTCCCAGCTTCTTCCATTTTACGCTTAAATCTACGTAAACTTTGGTTAATATTTTCACCGTCTTTGACGGTAATGCCGGTACCTTTACTCTTCTTGTGTATCATCGTCTTCAGCGTCCTCTTCGCTTTTTAGTTGTTCTACTATCCATTCCAAATCGTAGATACGATTTTTACTTATCAATTTATATGGAGTAGTTTCGTCACTAGTTATATAGTATGCGTTAGGTTGGGCTAGCATAAAAGTGACAAATTTCTGTGTCATTTCATCGCAGTTGTCCACATCGATAATAACGCAATCTACTTGCATGGCTACACTTAGCAACCAGCTAGTATCCATATCATCGTGATCAAAGATGAATACATTTAAATCATCGATACTTTGGCTTAGAATAGTTTGAAACTGTTCTTTAACAAAGTTGCTAGGCTTTACTAATAGATAACTCAAATTCATATTGAATAATCTATCAGGCGGAGTTATTAGTGTTATTTTTCCTAAGTTCATGTATACGCTCTTCAAAAGATTTTAATTTTTTTTCAGGATAATCGTCAAATCTAGGACCATGTACTCTAGTTTCTTTTACAAAATTAAATAGTTCTTGATCAATTTGCGGATCTACTTCAAAATCTGCAAATTTATTTTCTGAGTATTCCTTATGTAAGCTGTCTATTGGTTTTATACCTTGTATTCTTGCCCACAGGCTATTTTGATTTTGTTCTGCATTTTGTACGTAGCCAATTACTCCCTCGTCTTTGTTTGTATCTGTCCTGTCGGATCCTTGATCATATAAGTCTTTTTTTTTGAACCGTCTTCTTCTGAGTATACTGGTTCCGTTGGAGTCTCTTTTCCTTCTCCATCTATATATGTTTCACCTTTTGCCAAACGGTCAGCCATCGCAGATTCTTCTGCGGCTTTTTCTGCTTCTTCAATCATCTTATTCCATTGTTCAATAGGCATTGGAATTTCAGGTTCTACAATAGATGTAGTACTATCAGCAGTTAGTGGCGGTGGATCTTCTTCATGGAATTCTTCAACAAAATGATAATCAACTGCTGGTTGTGTAGATTCAATTTCAGGACCTGTCTGTATCCATTCGCCACCAGGAACACGAACACCTTCAAACTCTTTTTCTATTTCTGCTTTTTCTTCTAGTATAGGTTTTTCGCCAACATCGGCAACGAAGGCAGAATTGTTCAAGTCGTCTACTTGTTCATCAATCCAATTATTTTCTTTTTGTTCTTTAGTCCATGCAAATGTCATTTGTGCGGCTAGCAACATAATAACCGCTAATGGATCAAACACAACAACAATTAAGATGATGATCCAGGTAACTGCTCTTTCTAACATTGACTCGTCTGGCGAGGTTCCGTAGATAAATGCCGCGATGTATTTTATCGGCCCTACCTCAGCTTCGACCTTGCGTACTTCTGCACGGATAGGTGCGGCTTCGTCATTAAGTTGTGCAACAATTTTCTGGTTGGCTTCGATGTCTTTGGCAAGCGCCTGACGGTCACGTTGTTGTGATTTACGCACAGCATTTGCTTTGTCCGCACCCTTTTCATCTGTACTTCGACCCATGATTTGGTCAACAGCTTCATCCATCTGTTTAAGTTGTTTACGGTCGGCTTCAATATTGTCTTTTGCAGTTTTGATTTTTTCGTCATATATTGCAATCTTACTGCCAACGTCACCACTTACTAGTGTTTGATCGTTGTGTGCTTTGGAGAGGAATCCGAAGATACCCATTGAGGTAATGAGCATCAATACTATGACTGCAATAGTCATATAGTACTTCATGAACTTAGGAGCTTTCTCCCAGTTAGCTTTTAACCAAGAGGCGCATACTAGTTTGCCTACTTCAAGGGCTGACCCCATAATAATAATAGGGATTGCCGCCGCGGAAAATATAGCGGTCAAACCTACTACAGAGTAGTAAATTGCGACCGCCGATATTGTTAAACCTGTTAATAGTAGTAGATACGCTAATATCATCCTAAGCCATTTCTATTTAGAGCGGAGTACCTGCTAAGGTAGTTCCACTGATTTGAGTGACTCCCACTGTACCGAAAATATTCGATGCTGTGGCATTTGGTTGGGTAATAGTAACTTTAACTTGGCTATCACTGCTTGATGTTGGATTGTAAACTCTTCCAAAACGTGTAGTGTTACTCAAAATAGCGTTAGTAACAATATCTTGAATTGCCAATGCTGTTGTTGTAACTGCCGTACCACCAACACCCACGTATGCTGTGTTACCAGCTAAACCGTCTGCGTTAGTGAATGTACCACTTGCGTTCTTACCCAATGACTTTAAGTAGTTGTTCCATTCGCCGATGATAAACTCGTCGCGATCAAATGCTACAGTAAATGTAACACTAGTAGGTTGGGTTGTAGCATCTGTGCCACTTGTATTACCAGCGACTATTACATCTAAAATACGGCAATCAGCAACACCGTCCAAACCATTTAAGATTTGTTGCCAGCGCAAATTGCCCTGAGCTAGATATTGTGCTTGACTAGCTGTCATTGTAGTAGCATTAGTATATGATGAGTTGCCCCATTCGTATGGGTTTACACTACCGTTAGCTGTGGTTGTGCCAGATGCCGCTGGGTAGTATGTTGTGTTTGACATAGTTAAAACCACTTGATAAAGTGATGGTGTTAACTGATTTGAGTCTTGTTGATATCCTGATCCGGCCATTTGCCTGCTCCTTAATTATAGTGTATTTATCCAGTGTATCACTTGAACACTATCAAAGCAAGCAGGGCCGCTTGGCAGAAAAAGCCCAATCCGATAGTTACGATATTAAGCAAATCCTTTTGGATTGTAGCTTTTAGGAAAAAGCAGAACAATCCAGCCCAGCTAAACAATACCATATCTACAGGAGGCATTTTTTCAGTCAATCCTGTTAAGACAGCAACCATAGTAGGGATTGTAGCTAGATGTAAAAGCACAATAGCTACCCAACCCATAGTTTCAGCACTTACATGCGGTGCGTGTTCTTTAATGTTTTTAACCCAAAGATCCAAGTCGAATACATCGTGTAATCCTTGTTTGATTTTTTGCGAATTCATCTTAGTCCTTACTTATAAAAAATGTGATGGCCGATCTTTGTGACTTTCTCACGATTCCAGCCTGGGTTAATGTAATCAGCATGATAATACAATGCTCCTTTAACTCCGTCAAGACGGAATCCTTCCAATAGCACTTTCTTTGCTACTTCCATACTTTCTAAATATACAGGGCCGTTCATTGGTTTCTTAACACTGGCGCTGTCGCAGTACCAGCTAAACTGGCAAAATACTTTTTCGTATACTACGTTTTTTTGATATACAACCTTGCAAATATCGCTAGGGAAATTTCCACTCTCTGCACGATTGATTGTAACTTGGGCTACGGCCACCTTTCCTTCAAAAGGCTCGTATCCGGCTTCATGGTAAATGTTACGAGCTAGACAATCTAATTGTTGTTGTCTCATTTGAGCTGTAACTGGGCTCGCTTGCTCGCGGGCTTGTTTTAATACTGCTAGTTTATGAGCTACTGCTTCATAACCAACTGATACTACTAACACGGTTGCTAGTAGGAATATTACTGTTTTGATAATGCGTATCATCTTCTTTCTCCTTTACGCTGGATCAGGAATCGCTAGTTCCGTCATGTTGTTATATGGCTCTGATACATTCTCCTTATGCGTTAAAAGCCTTACTGCTTGTTGTAACTCAAACCTTTTGAGGTACAATAAGTAATTATCCTCATTTTGCAGAGGAAAAGTACTATGTTTATACTTAGTCACAGTTTAACGTCTCATTTTGGAAATGTCAACTGCTTCTTCATCACTGAAAACCGGCACTGCATTGCTCTTATGCATGGTTGCAATACCTTTTACTTTAGTACCAGTGTATACTTTTGGTGCTTTTAGTGTTGCATTGCCGCCAGTATCAACACTCTTAAGATGGGCGGTTGTGTTACGCCCTTCAGGAATTTTCAAACTATAGTGTCCGCTCAAACTTGGAGCACTCATAGCGCGAGCACGTTTCTTTTCTTCTGCCTCTATGCCCCATTTCTTCTGGAGCTCTTTCCAAGACTCGTCCAATTCTCTAGCCTTTCTTGCATGTTCTGCTGAAGCAAATTTCTTTTTACCTTTTCGCTTGCCAGTAGTGCTGAGCCACGGGCCTTCTAAATGCATACTCAAAATAAATCTCCAAAAGTTTTAACAATGCTACTATTATAGCATCACTTTTGGAGACTGTCAACTTAGTTTGGAACTGCTACGATTTTACGCACACCTGTTTGTGGATCAACCATTTCTTGCCAATGATATCCGTATGGCGGCGATTGAACTACAGGCTGTGGTTGTTGCACAATAACTGGTTGTTGTTGAATAACAACAGGTTGTTCATAGTAATGAGGGCGGCTTAATTCATATCCAATTACACCGCCAATTAACGCAGGAGCAACCCATCCGCAACCATAACATCCGCCTCTGTAGCCTCCGCGAAAGCCTTCATGCGCTTGGGCATTCGGACTATATGCAAATAAGGCACTCATTGCCAAAATACTAGCAAATACTGAACTGATAATTAACTTATCTTTCATACTACTCTCCTTAGCGTATAATATAATAACGCCTTAGACTAATATTTAGTTGACTTATTTGGCTTCTTTACGTGCGTTTTTAACTGCTGTAACATCGTTACGTGTTTCTTTACACAACTTAGCCAGTTCTTGCAAGTGCTTACGTACACGAGTACCTGCGGCACCTACTTCTTTATCGTAGAATTTTTCGAAGTCGCCTTCCATTGCTTCTACTAGTGCTGTGAATTCTGAAAATTTATTTGTAGCCATTTGTTTCTCCTTTTAGGCAAGTAAGATTACTTAGTGATAGTTTATAGTGTTAGGGAATTAAAATCAACCAACTTGGCAAGATTCAATACCAGGACCAGCTGTTGACCCATCGATTCGAGCATCGCCTACACGATGTATAGGGTTACCGTTAGCAAATACTGAACTGCTTCCGCCTTGTGCTGTTTGATTTGATGAGACACCTTGCGGGTGTGCTCGACGATTTTGATTGTATTGATCGTCATTTTCGTTACTGCCAGATACACCAGCGAGTACAACACCTTTGCCGCCGGCAAGTACTGTAGTACTCAAGCCCGTATCAAACGGAGCTCCTCCGTGTACGTTAGTATCACCGGCTACTGAAATGCTTCCCATTATACTAGTTTAATCCCAGTAGTTTGTTCTGTGTAACGATCGGCCGCATCTTTGATAGTTGGTGCCAATACCATGATGCTATTTTTACTGATAGTAACATCTTTATCTGGATCTGTTGTAAACAAGAATGGTACCAAACCTACACCATCTTTAGTAGCTGTTAAACACAATGGTTTGCTAACTGTGACACCCATTGGAGTTTCTTCTACTAGTTTGGCTACAATTTCTTCTCCAGCTGTTGTTTTGATTGTAACTACTTCGCCTTCTGCGATACCTTTATTGATTAACATGTTATACCTTTTCGAAATGTTTCTTGAGTTCTGTAAACCCGCCTATTAATTTATCGTCTAAAAATATTTGTGGGACAGTTCTGGCATTAGGCACTGCTTCTAGCAACTGCTCCTTGGTCCAATCTTTATTAACATTTCTTTCTTCAAATTCGATGCCTTTCATTTTGAGTAATCCTTTTGCTTGGTCGCAAAATGGACAGGCGTTTTTACTCCATACTATTGCTTTCATTTATTTTCCTTCTAATTATAATGCTGGCAATGCATCGTAGTCGATGCCTTCGCCCATTACACCGATAACGTAGTTTGTACTTTCGTTTTCTTGTAATGCTGTTTGTTTCTTACTTGTATCACTATGCTTATTAAACCAAGGAATAGGTGTAGACTTTGGTGCGGCTTGTTGATATTTGATGCCAATGTCTTTCAATGCACCAACTGCGGTATAGTCAACAAAGTCTTTTAGAATGTTAGCATTCAATCCAATAACTGGACCTTTGCTGAACAAATAATCAGCCCATTGTTTTTCTTCGCGAATAACATCCATATACAAATTATATACTTCTTGTTCGCATTCTGATTTTACTTCGGCAAATCGAGGATCTTCCTTAACCACTTGGTTAATTAAGAATGCTGTCCAGCCTTTGTGTAGCAACTCGTCTTGTAGAATCAAACTGATAATGTTACCATTACCGATAAAGATCTTGTTCTCTACCATTGCTAGACTTGTAGCAAAACTAACCATAAAGCGGAACGCTTCTAGTGCGTATGATGCGTGTAGTGCCAAATAGACTGCTTTGATATGTTCTTTTTCAGTTACATCTAAACCTAGTTCTTTGCGGCAATTAATTTGGTGTAGTGCTTCATAGTAGTTACCTACACTACTAGCCATTTCAACAATAGCTTGTGTATCGTGAATGGTGTTAAACACTTCCTTAGGCACGTTGTAGATGTTACGAATGATGTGACTATAACTACGTGAATGAATGTTTGTCTCAAAAAATGTCCAGTTGTAGACTAGTGCTTCTAATTCAGGCAAGCTGATAACAGGAGCAAACACTTGACTTGGACCGCGACCTTGTAAACTATCTAACGCTGTTTGACGTAACAAGTTGCTAGTGAAGATGTGTTTAACGGCATCACTAGCATCTTTAAAATCGTTTGCATCTTTAGCTAGACTAATTTCTTCAGGTACCCAAAAGAAACCACGTGCTGTCTTTTCGAAGTCTGCAACTTTGTTATACTTAACTTCTTCAAAACGTTGAATGGTAACTGGCCCTGCTGGGTCCAAAAACATTTTACGTTGTAGATAATCTGTTTTGGTTTTTAAATTATATTGTTCTTTACTCATTAATATTTTCCTGATGCAAGTACTATCTTGCAAATATGTTCTAATCTTTCTATATGCTCATAGGCACGCCATGGGCTTGTATCAATAGCAACTACTCCGTGGCCTTTAATGCCTACAATATCGTAAGCAATGTTTCCATCTCGATCCAACTTTAAACTTTTATGGCATTCATCTGCAAGTTCCTGACTAATTGGAGGAACATCTGGCACATTGGGTGCTACTCGAGTATATCGATTAAGTTCCGGAAACGCATCACTGATAGTACTTAAATCAATACCGGCATGCATAGCCGCAATACAATAAGTAGGATGCACATGTACAACTACACGAACTTCGTCTTTGTGCTGACCCATTTCTTTTTGTAGACCAAAGTGTAATGGGATTTCTCCGCTAGGTACTAAATTCTTACTGATATCGGTATAAGGTAAGTCTCTCCAGTTGTAGTTAAAACTAGCACTACCATAACCACTTTGAATACTCCTGTCAATACTAATTTTCTTAAACTGATCAGGTTGTAGTGTTTGTTTACGAACGCCACTTGGTGTGATGTAAAAGTGGTCACGGTCGTGATGACGAATGCTTACATTGCCATCGCGGCTAGTAATCCAATTACGCTTGTATGCGTCGACTAATATATCACAAATAGTTTCTAACATAAGGAGTACTCATAATTATCTATTGCTGTTTTTATTGTTTCAAATACTAAAATATTTTTGTGCTCACCGTCTAAATGATTTAACTCGGGATCTATATCACCGCTGGGTACTTTTCTGCCATCTGCGGCCAATGCCATCAAATACTTGTAATTTGGAATCAATACTAGTGTTCCATTTTTCCAACTATACTCGTTCTCAAACGCCCATAGATGTAATACTTTTGTTGTTTTTGGAAAATTAGATAGTATATTTAAATCAAAATAGTGCAATGCAGATTTATATTGATATTCATGTAATTCCCAATCCAACAAATGTGCATAGTACTCAATAGCGGCACTAATTATTGGTGTTTTATTTGCTTTACTATCCCGGAGTAGTCTCGGCAATGTTCCAGGCATCATGTTGCGTACACTCCTATGAAAAATTCTTCCATAATTAGTCCAAACAAAAATACAAATATCTGGGTGCTCATTTTTATCAATGAATGGCTTTATTTGCAATAATATACTGTCATATATAGAACTACCAGCTACTCCGAGATTTACAATTTCAGCATTATAATGTTTTTTTAATTTGTTAATGTATGTCTCATAACCTGAATTGCGGTCTGGGCGATCTGTTAAATCGGAACAAAAGCTGTCACCGAAAAAACCTATCTTCATAGCTTACATGCCTCGCAATCATCTTCTAATTCTTCTTGATGATAACCATTTACTTGTACACCATTTACCTGAGTCATCTCTGGTGTAGGCTCTACTGCCATTTTACTACCTGCTTTGTTAATCAAGCTGTAGTAAAATGTCTTCAATCCCCATACATGAGCTTGCATCAAGTTCTTAGCAATCAATGTAGTTGGTACTTTACGATCCGGCCAGTGAGCTGGATTGTAGAAAGTGTTTGTACTAATTGATTGGTCAACATAGGCCGCAAGCACAGCCGCAGTCTTCAAGTAACCGGCACAATCAGTCTGTTCCCACATTAGTTGATACTTGTTCTTAAGTTTATGATACTCTGGAACAACTTGTGTAAACGATCCTGCTTTTGATTCTTTAGTACTAATCAAACTCATTGGCATTTCAATGCCATTAGTACTATTAATAACAACACTACTAGACTCAACAGGAGCAACAGCCATTAGTGTACCATTTCTAACTCCATACTGTTTCATATTAGTGCGTAAGGTTTCCCAGTCAAGCTCTGGAGTAAAGTCCGCTAATTCATTAGAGCCAGCGGCACGTAGTTCCCAAGGGAAAGTGCCCTGCCCATATCGTGTCTTCTCACTATGTGTACACGGTCCGCGTTCTTTAGCCAATTCAACAGTGGCTTCTGTAAGATAAAATGCTTGATGTTCCATCCATGATTTAACTTCTTGTAATGCGTCCTTTTCGCCGTAGCGTAAACTACGCTTGGCATGCCAGTAGGCTAGATTAGTAACACCAATTCCTAATGGTTGAATTTCGTCATTACTTAACTTAGATTGAATGGATAAGAAATCCTGGTAATCAAGTATGTTGCATAGACTACGCTGTAGAATACGGCAAGCACGGCGCATATCTTCTGGATTACGGAATGCTCCCCAGTTGATCGAGCCGAGTGTGCAAAGAGCAATGCGGCCGTCAGCATCATCAAGACGCTTAAAAGGTTTAGTAGGTAATAGGATTTCACAGCATAAATTACTTTGATAAATTGTATGGTACTCAGGATCAAACGGTCCTTGGTTCATGACATTGTCAATAAACACAAGATAGATACGTCCTGTATCGGTACGCTCTTTTAAGATGCCGCTCTTGAATACTTCTTCAGCAGACATTTTTTTCTTTCTTAAATCTGTACGCTTCTCATACTTGACATATAACTCTTCAAATAGTTCTGTGTTCTTGTAGAATGCTTCGTATAAGTCAGGCACTTCATTTGGATCAAAGAATGTTATGTCTTCTTTGTTCTTAAAACGTCTCCAAAAGAACGCAGACAAGACAACACCGTAGTCCATATGGCGGACGCGAGTTTCTTCCGTTCCTTGATTATTTTTAAGCACAATAAGATCATCAAACTGATGATGCCAGATAGGGTAAAAAACTGTAGCACTAGCATTACGAATGCCTCCTTGTGAACAACTTCTTAAATCTCCAAACCACTTCTTCAAGAATGGAATCATACCAGTATGCATGATCTCGCCACCGCGAATAGGTGATCCTAGTGGACGTAAGCGGCCAATCTCTAAACCAATGCCAGCACGTTTGCTAGCATACTTGGCCATCATTTCTCCACTAGCAAAAATACTGTCAAGATCGTCGTCGCTACGAATAAGGACACAGGAACTGAATTGTTTTGTCGGAGTTCCCAGACCTGCCAAAACAGGAGTAGCAAGAGTAAATAGGCCATCGCTAGCCGCGTTATAGTATTCCTTGATATAGCGCATACGAGCTTGGTTAGGTTCTTCTTTATGGAACACAGTAGCCGCGGCAACCATGTAACGAATTTGTGGTGTTTCATAAGTCTGTTTAGTGGCTCGATTCTTTACAAGATACTTTTCAATTAATTGTTCGATTGCGGCATATGAATAAGTTTCATCTTTTTCATGGTCTAGCATATCGTCCATCTTGTTCCAATCGTCTTCGGTATACCACTCAAGTAGTTCTGGTGTATATAACCCGACTTCGATGTTTTTCTTTACAATAGAATATAAGCTAGGAACTTCGTACCCACCGTATACATCTTTGCGTAAAATGCTTAGTCGCTGTTTACCTGCTACATATTGATAGTTTGTATGGCCGACGTCTGGATTGTGTTCCACGTCAATCAAATCAACTATAGCACGTAAGGTTATGTTATCAATTTCGTTTGTAGTGATGCCATCATAAAAATGCGGCTGGCTCTTGATCTCAATCATACTCTGACTGACGTCAGCAATACCTTTACAAACTTTCGCTACCTGAGCTTGCCACTTTTCGATCATTAGCGGCTCTCTGCTTCCATCTCTTTTAATAACTGTAATCTTGGTCATTGCTCTTTCTTTTAATTGTAATGTGTTGTGTGTTTCGCGGTTTAGGTAGTATTTAGTGGTGACTATATCGACCAAGGATATAATCTTAGTCTTTGATTTTTGTAGGGTTTTGAAGGGATTTCAGCCAGGTTCGGTGTATATTTTATCATAGTAACAAAATAAATTATATACGCATTTATTTTGTTTGTCTATGAGTTTGATATTACAAATTGACTGTATAATTGAAATCCAAATAACCAGCTTCTGCTGACAAGTTGTTTGTAAATTTAATAGCTACTGAATATGGAACTTGTCCGGAAGCGCCTGTATAAGTGTTCCCGTTAAAGTCTAAAAAGTTAGCAGTAAAATCCAATATAACCGCAGTTGCTTCTAAGGAGTTGTCAGCGCCTGCAAAATCATATTCGTCGCTCAATTGTATTTTTCTTGCATCGATGTTTGCGGCAATAGTCATAGTTCCTCTGCGACTAAAATTATGACTTGAGCTTTGATACAAGTAATTGATAGTGTAGTTAATTGATCCAACAGGGTTACCATTGTTGTCCATACTAACCGGTAAACGGAACAAGAACATACTGCTACTTGGATTACCCAAAGTTAATTGAGTTGATCCAAAACTACGATAGATACCATGTCCGCTCATTTCAGGAACGTAAGGTGTTGTTCCTAAGTTTGATGTCATTAGGTCTGCGGCTCTATCTGAGTATGTGTCTGTACAGTTGTTACCAAATGTTTTAAAATATATTTGTGGGAATTGAGCTGTGATGTTTCCACCGCCATTGTTACCCACGTTGATAAATTTTGAACCTACTACGTTATTACCGTATCCGCGTTCTAAGTATACACCTTCTTGTTTAAGGTTGTAAAACTTACAATTAACAATTTGTGTTTGACGTGGGCCGTATAGTTGTCCGTCAGTAACTGCGTTTGATCCAGCACCCATGCTAATGCCTTGGAAGCCATCATTAAAGTAACAGTTTTCAAATACATTATTCATAGCATCATACTTGGCAAATACGCCGTAACTGAAACTACTGAACACAATATCTTTAAAGATGTTACGTTCGCAAGTTACTAAAGCGCCGGTAGCATTTAGTGTCATACCAATACATCTAGCATTGTAAGTGTTGGCCCAGTCACCTTGTAGTAACAAGTTCTCAAATGTGCTGTCACGAACACTATCTAGTTGCATACAAGTATTCTTACCGCTACTACTATGAACAGTAATACCACTCATGTGAATATTGCGTGGCTGTGTAACATATAATGTTTGTGAAATAGGACTTGGATTACCAATGGTGCTTGAATCATTAACAAACTGAATAGCAGGCCCTATTAATGAAATTGTAAAACTAATGTTAGATCCCGTTGCAGTTGCTTGAGTGCTAATAGTAACGTTCTGTCCTGGAATAACTGAAATGATAGTTGTGTTAGCTGGAATGTTTGTTCCTACAATAGTTGCACCTAGCATACTTGTGCTTGCACTGAATAAAGTTACTGTAGTACTATTATTAGTAGTCGATCCTACATATAATCCAGTTGGGTTGTAGTAAATGATAGTCTTGTCAGCGCCTGCACCTTGTAGGGTGGCATAACTAGGAACATAAATTGTACTTGAGATTGAATAAATTCCTGGAGGAAGTTCTAATACCCTACGTGCTCGCACAGCATCAGGTGTACCGCTAGGATATGTATTGTTATAGGCGTGTGCTAATTCGCTAGGGTTTAAAAACAACTGGTTAATAGCACGTTGTAAGGCCGCAGTATCATCTACTACACCATTACCAACTGTACCAAAGTCTGCAAGTGTTACAGTATCGTCTAATCTGTCTTGGAATGTACGAGCAATAGGACTGTTGGCGCTTGGTCCTGTGGTTATTGCCGCATCGTTAACTTTGTAAGTATAGCTCAACAAACCAATAAGGTTGCTGTAGCTACTTAAATCGTTTTCAGTTAATAATCTAGTATTGCCTACAGCTGGCGATCCTTCGCTAACTGCACCGTTACCAATGTATAACTCTTGGGTGTCGATAGCCCATGCTAACTCACCGGTGGCTAGTTGTGGCAAACCTGTGCCACTGTTCGCTTTACCGCGACGTACTTGAATTCTCGAGATTTGGACTACAGCCATGGAAATATCCTCTATATAGGATATTTATCAGTTCTCTCTGTAGTATTGTTCCACCCTATCCCACCAGCGTTTTTCCCAGTAATCGAAATCTTCAGGTTTTAGGATAAACTCCTGATATGCGGGTTCTCCCCACACCATAGGCTTAATTTCAGGCGGTTTTACGCACATAAACACTACGCCCTTGCGGATATTAGTTTTATGTACTTCATTGTGTGCTAGAGCATAAGCAGTCATTTGTAAGTAATAATCTTCGATCCACTCTTCTTTTTTAGGCTTATTAGTTTGCTTATGGTCCATGATTGCTGGATCATTTAAATGTACGCCCACACAGTCTGTACTGCCAGCATATAATCCAGGGTAGTACAAGCCTACTTCTACACCCCATACTTCATTGACATTTTTAAGTCCATGTTCAATAATGTGTTTAGCCATCTTGTGGCTTTGTACCGAGTATGGATTTGTTCCAGGATCATTCAGTGTACCTTGCACAATGTAGTCTTCAATGTACTTGTGCATCCTAGTTCCACGACTAGCCGCTTCAGTAACGATCTCTTGTGCTTTCTTTTCGCCAACAGCCTTTTTCCAATTCATTAAGGCTTGTACCTTTTCAAATGGCTTGGTCTTGTCTAGGATTGTTGTGACGCTTGGGAGCTTGTTCCCGTCTGGTGTTGCGTATAAACGCTTACCTTCTACACTTTCTCTGTTTAAAGGAGTATAGTTATATCTTTCAGTTAATAAGGTCATACAGTATATTAAACTATATGACCTTATGTTGTCAAGCCTTATCTGTTCGTTTTGTTGCGGCCATTGCGGCACCAGCTTTCATACTTTTACCTACTGGTTCGCCTTGCCCTGGCTTTGGTTCTTTCTTATCTGTTTTGATAACAACACCGTGGCCGTCAAAACGTTGTACTAGTTGTTTGATAATTGGATCTGTGTCAAATCGTTGTGCAAAACGATCATAGTCAATGTCAGGAGCACCGTAGTTTTGTCCTGCATGATTAATTGCATCCCAAGTTAATTGGGCTTCAGAGTGTTGATCGTTGGCCGCGGATTGTAGAGCCCTTAGTGTTAAAACTAAGGGGTCTACTGATTCACGTATTGTTTGAATTACTTTTTTTTTGAGTTAAGTAGCATGCCTAAACGACGACTGTAGTCTACGCTTTCACGCTTTTCTCTGCCTACTGCGCCTTCTGGTGGAGGAACTTCTTCTTCTCCTGCTTCAGCACCTGCTTCTTCTTCACCTGGTGCGCCCATTCCTGGTTCAGCACCTGGAACTGAAGGAGTGCTTGGAGCGCCTGAGCCCATTGATTGAGCAGCCTCACCGCCTGATAATAGTGCTAGGCCTTGTGATAAGCCTTGACGGCTTTGTTCTAATGCGGCATATAATGATTCAAGTGCAGGCTTAACTGCATCTTGGTATTGTTGAGCAACATCACTGCCTTGTGTTTCTCTTATAGAGTCTAATAATTCTAAAAGCTGTTCAGCTTTTAATTGAGCAGTATCTTCTAACCAACCAGTGATACGTTCAACCATATCCTTACTGGCCATAATGTTTTCAGCTTTTTCTTCTTCGCCTTCTAGCAATACATAGCTAGCCTGTGATTCATTTAAATCGTAACGAGTTAATAGTTCAGCCTTTAATTCTCTGCGATCGCTTTCGCCTAATTCAACTCTTTGAATAGCATTGTCAATCCAGCTCATTGGAACTGAATATTGACTTGCACGAGAACGGAATGTAGCATTAACGTAATTTTCTTCTACTGACTTGTTTTTCTTTTTGTCTTTGATTGCCTTTTTCATAGCTTCTTTCTTGTTCCCGTCTTTGTCCATATCTAGGAAGTCAGGTTTTGCGCCTTCGTTCATTTCACGTTCTAAAATTGCCTGATTAACGCAATCTAACATAGCACGAGTTTTTTGGTACGATACATTCTTTTGCATACCTTCGTAGCTTTCGCTAACTTCAAACTGGCTAATTTTTGTACGCAATTTATTTTGTGCGTCACATAGTTGTTCTGTTGTAAACTGTTCTAAGTTTAATTTGTAGCCAAAGTTCTTAGCAAGGCTTTCGTTAAGCTGTTTGCTAGTGATTGGCTTTGAAATGTCTCTAATTTGCATGGTAGTGTCCCTAAGCTTCTATAGTGTATTTATACAAACGACCACTTAAACATTCTGGAAATCTGTTCCTTGAAATGCTCAGTTCGTTCCTGGCTGTATTCTAATTTGTTTAGCAACACAATGTATCTGCCAAAATCCTTAGCTTTTTTAATATTATTAGCAAAAATCAAGCTGTCCGAATGACTATTTCTGTAGTCAGTGTCCATACGTTTGATTTCAAACATCTTGTTCAAGTCATTTCTATCATAGGCTTTAGCGGCCATAAGCGCACTAGATTTAAGATAGAATACACCAATTGGGTCCATTACTGTACGTTTATAGATTCCCCAATCACCTTGTGCGGTATGCTTGATTAGATATTGTTTATATGCGATGTTGCCGTTAGGCAAAACACTTATAGGCAAGGTGCTTTTAAGTTCTTCTTCAAATTGCGAAGCTAATTCTTTAATTACTTTCGCTTTTGGTTTTGTTGATTTAGACTGCTTCATATTGTTTACTTAGCTTTCGCTGAGCATGCCATTCAGTTATTGCGGCTCGAATTTTCTCTTTATGGCCAGGGTCTTTTTGCACACCTTTTTTAGCTTTGCTAATTGCAAGTTTATGAAGCTCTGTTTTTTTCGTCTGTGAAAACCTTGATTTAGCTTCGGCACTCCACTTTACCCCATATGAGCCGTCACCTCCAGCTGTCATGTTTATTAATATTCCTGTTCCTAGATCTTTTCTGCCATACCATCGAATCATCCTGCGTTCAATAGCACAAGCACCGACGTTAGTAAGATTGCATTCTAAAAATACAATTCTATTTTTATCTTTAGGCACCGGAACTCTGCCGTGTGAATGATACGCTCGATCTTTCACGCCTTTACCTATATAATATGGAGTATTGTCTTTTCGCAGGTATGCGTAGACGTAATGTTGTAAATACATTGCTGATAGTTCCTATAAACTGTTAGAGTCAGTGGATGTTGACGCATCGCGACTGGCACTTTTATTTAGTTGAATACTTATTAGCTACTACTGTAGGATTGTCTTGGCCTACTTTTGTAACTAGTGATTTGCGAATCAAGGCCTGAACTCTGAATTGATCGTGCTCACTTAGATGTCCTAGTTTAATAGGGTCTTTGAGTTTTTCTAATAGTTTATCTTCTTCTTTAGTAGTCCAAATATAAAACCCAGAAAGCAAGTCAAACTTCTTGCCTTCAGGTTCTACTGTTCCAACTATTAGTTCGCTTATTTTCATTTTAGGCCAGCAATAGTTAACATCTTATATAGTGGGTCGCTTTCTTTCAACGAAGCACTTTCGTTTCTGTTTGCTTTTTCCCAACGCTTGTCTCTAACTTGATCGATAAAACGATCAGTAGCATCTCCGCCTACATCGTGATTGCCTTGACTGACTAAATCGTGGTGTGCTTCTTGTGTAGGAGCATTACGACTTGGCATTACACTTTGGTGTGGTTGTTGTGGTGCGGCGGCTTGTGCGGCAGCATCTGCGGCGGCCGGTGTTCCTGGGTTACGACTTGGGAATGGACTTTGTACTTCGTCAATGTCACCGTGCTTACGATATAGTGCCGCTAGCTCGTGATCTTTTAATAACTCTAAATCGCTAACACCCCAACCCATTTTATGTGCTAGTGCATGAATCATTTTAGTGCGGGGATTTGCATCGCCTTCTTGATCTTCACTGGTTTGCTGATCGAGACCTGGAGTAAAATCTACACCATCTTTGGCGGCTTGTTGTACTGCGGCTAATTTATCAGCTGGGCCAGTTGCGATAACATCTCCGTTAGCATTTTTAACTTGTTGCATGTTAGAAGGCGCTGGTTCCATCTTTACATCGTCTTCGCCTAATATGTCTTTAATTTTCATTTTTGTTCTCCGAGGCTTAATTCAGCACTCTCTAATTTGTGTATGTATTTACGCAATTTTTCAATTTGCCCTCTAGCTCTGAGCAACTTGAAAGCTAGGTTTTCTACACTTTGTTCGCCGTTAGCTTCTAGTCCTGCTTTACGTAGGCGATAAAGTTCTTCCATTGCGTCACGGCAACGATTGAGTTCACCACTACGAATTGCTGAATTAACTTTACCAGCATAATTACGAGCTTTTGCTTTAATATCTTTTGGATCAATAGTAGGCTCTGTATGCTCAGGCTTGCTAATCCATTTATCATCAAGTACACTATAGATACCGGCACTATGGTGTGTTTGATCTGCTGGTTGTACATACAGTTCTACTGGGATACCTTTTAGTTCTACTTTGTAAGTACTGTTGTATTGATTCTTTTTAGCTGAAAATAACTCAGCATTTTCGCCTTTAGTATGCACTACCAAATGCAAATCAATATCGCTGTAGTCACTGTAGTTATATCCCGCACTAGATCCGCTAATTGTCACATCTGCTAGATTTAATCTAGACACATTTAAAAAGTCAGCAAAATGTCTAGCTATTTGTAATAGCTTGTGTCTTACTTCTTTACGTAAGGTATTGTTTTCCCATAAAGCTGGGTTCAGCTCGTGGTGATGTGGATTAGGATCTATGAATAGTTCTTGGACTTGCATTCATGTATTTAACTGAATTACAGGCCGAAGATCTTTAAAACTGCTTGAATGTTAGTAGCATGTATCCAGCCAGCGCCAGCGGCAAATGCTAGGCCGACCATGCTGTAGCGTATCCATTTGTCTTTGACTGTTTGTAATTCTTTAACTTTACCCGCTAGCTCAGTGTGTTGAGCAGTTGATTCTTCACGCATTGCTTTTAATGCTTCTAGAATTCCTGTGTGGTTTTCCGATTGGTGAGCTTTCATCTCATCGATTTTTTCATCGATGTTGTTTACTTTGACTTCAAGTACGGCGACACGCTCTGGCAAAGTTGCCAATTGTGGTACTGCTTCTACCGATGTACGTGGTTTTTTCGTTGTTGCCGTGGCCATTGAGGCACTCCATTAAAGTTTAAGTTCTGCCCTGATATGAGCATTTGCCTAAAAAATGTATGTTGCCTTGTTTGCCTGATGTTGTATTTATTACTTTTGAAAAAAAGCAATGTTTTTGCCTGGATCCTCTGGATTGAAAACTGCGTACTTTTGAGTCATGTCTTCATCCAAACCATTGATGTACGGAACTAGAGTAAAGTCGTCTTTAAGTAGCCCTACAGGATCTCCATCTTTTTCAAACAAGTAGTCGCGTTCTGTATAAAAATCAAAGCGCCACACTCTAATAATCTTGTCAGTATCGAACCCCACAAGACTACCTTTAACTTCAGACACCATAGGACTGTGTGCGTAGCTGATGTTGGCACGTATTCCAAGTGTTTGTAATACCGTATTAAAGTTTTGTTCTTTCCAACGCAAAACTTCTGTGCCCATCTCGGATCTATATTGTCCGGTATGGGTTATATCGACTAGTGTATAGAGCTTGTATTCCATGCTATATTTAACAGTCGTAAAAAAGCCTACTATAAAAGTAGGCTTAGTCTTCCCATCCCTGAGAATTAAAACAAATTACAATGTTGTACCAATTGCGATTGTTGGTGCAGTAACAGTGATTGTAGATGTTGTTGAAGCGATTGAATCAACGGCAGCTTTGATAGAACCTTCGATTAAACCGTTTGCAGTAAAGTCTGGTGCCAAGTTTTGTGTTTTAGCACTTGGGCCGTTACCGCTGTCAGCTGTGTTAGCTGTATCAAATGCTACAACTGCGATGAAACCAGTAGCTACTGGTGTGTATACTGCGTATACTTCACCAAATTGTTGTAAAGCACGGATTGCGGCGCTGAACAAGCTGTTTGAATCAGCATATGAACCTGTTTGGCCGTTTGCTGTTGTGAAGTCTGTGTTAGAACCGCTAACTAAAACCTTGATGATTTGTAGTTGACGTGTTCCAAAGTTTGTGAATGGCTCACCTACAGCGTAGGTTTGTTGAGCTGTCATGCGACCGTAGTTAGCGGTTACGTATGTTCCTAATAGTGATGGCATAATATTCTCCTAATCTTACCATACTGCCCGAACTCTTCGAGCGGCTTTCTTAAAAAGCCTTTGTAATATTATTTATACCAAACCAAAATTTTGGTGCTTATATGGCTATTTTTCTGGAGATAATTTTGAACCAGTCTGCACTACCTTCTTTGAGTTTAGTAGCGTTTTTCTTGGCCATATCTGCTTTAAACTGTGCTAAACGTGGGTTATTGATGCCACCCGGTAGCTTGGCTAGAATGCCTTCTACGTTACCTACATCATCGCTAGTTAATCCTGGAACTCCTAGCATTTTAACTAGTTCATCTAGGTCTTGTGTAACTACCTTACCAGTAGCACGATCTTTAAGTTCACCGCCCATACCGTTGTATTGGTATGTACGCTCTGGATGCCCTGGAATAGTATTAACTAAACTAGACATAGCCAACTGCTGGTCTACACCTTTGTAGGGCGTATCTTTGATACTGTAATCGTGTTCGTGGTGAGCGGCAATACCGTGTGCTTTATGGCGCACAAAGAAGTCCAATTGATAGTAAGCTGGTAGTCCGCTGACTTCTTTGTCTGCTGGAATAGCCACGTGTACTTCTGCGGCTTTGACTACAACGAATGTACCATTGAACTTGTCAGCAACCACTTGTTTAACATCCGGTAATGCTGTTTCGTGTGGCAGGCCGTTAGCATGTTTAATTGCATCTGCATCTAACCAAACATCAATATCTCCACTGTCTGCTCTATGTGTGCCTTTGGCTGCGTATCTGTGTTCTGGGTGCCAGCTACCGCTTGAGCCAGTTTTCCAGTGTCCGGTATCGCCTAGCTCTTGTAGCATAGGTTCTACTTCTTGTCTAATGTGATGATAGATTTCCGGAGTTACACGAATGATAACACCTTTGGTTGGTTGAAAACTCGGATCGTCTAATGGACCAATACCTAGTTTTTTAAATGCATTTCCACTCATTCTCTGTCTTCCTGGATACGCTTGATCCCACGTTTAAATTTGGTAGGGTCGGCGCCTTTGATTGAATTAATGAACCTGCGTTCTAACTCTGATGCTGTTTCGATATCATACGATTCTCGAATCATCTCTAGTAAATTAATGGCGCTTTGAATAATGTTACTGCCGCGGCTTTCTATAACTAGATCCGTGTTACGGCTTAATCCAACGTCATTAAGTTCTTGTAAAATACTACGGGTGCTTTTACGCATATTGGTTCTCTTTCGTATATTTATTGATTATACTATCTAATTATCATAGTTTCAAATGAGTTGAAAAATGTTGCGATGCCATGTATACTTGCTAAATACTCAGTAGAAACCATGATAACGTTTTTACTGATATTACACATACACTTAAGGAGACACAAAATGTCAAAACTATTAGAAAAACTTACCAAGTTATTCGAAACACCACAGCAATCACGCTTGGAACAATACATCAACAGCAAGAACCCATCAAACGCGGCAGAAGTAGACTATTGGCAACGTCAATATGAAACAGAAGCAAAATATTGGGGAAGAGGACTTTAATATGATGGACTTAATCATTCGTATGGAAAAGTCCGAATTAGGACCTAAAATTGCGGCATGGCTAGTTGTAGCTATGGTCATTTACTTGGTGATAGCACAATGAAAAAGTTTTTAGAAGCAGTATGGGACTTTTTCCATAGCGTTGGCCAAGCTAAAGCGGCCGCACACTTTGCTCGTATGGGCGATCATAAGACAGCGCAAGCTATAATGAATTTGAAGTAATATGCCGTACACTACAGTTCGCAGGGTACTCCCACATGAGTATCCTAAATACCGTAAACACTTAAAAGCCTTAGACGAAGCTAGTAAGTATCTGCGTTTTGGTTATCAAATCAAAGACGAAATGATAGATGCACTTTGCGATAAGTTTGAATCCGAACCCGAAAGAAATGTATTATTTGCTATCGAAAATGACGATTTAGACTTTGTAGCTATTGGGCATATATCCGACCAAGAAGAACTTGAGCTAGCATTTAGTGTGCTCAAAGGCTATCAAGGGCAAGGCATGGGCAGTAGGCTAATGCAACGTGCTATAACATGGTGCCGTATACATAACAAGCTCAAAGGCTGTATGGTATGTTTAAGTACCAATGCCGCTATCAAACACTTGTGTTTAAAGCATGGTATACACATCCATAGTGAACAGGGCGAAACAATGGCTGATATAGAGCTAGATAGCCCTAATATTACTACATTCTTAACAGAAGCTACAGACAGTAATTTAGCAATAGTAGATTATCTAGGCAAGCGTTTTGCCAGACCATTTGCTATGCTGAAATAATTATTATATAATAAATACATGGACAGCAAAATTGCTGTTCACACACAAACATACACACAGGAGATTATTATGTTTACATTTGATTCATACATCGACGCCGTTCAAGGCGCAAAAAAGACTTTCGTTGAGACATTCGTTAAAGACGACAAGTTCAAAGCAGAACTAAACAAACTAGTTGATGCACAAACTAAGTTTGCTAAAGGTTCAGTTCAAAGCTCACTAGATATTGCCCAAGCATTCGTTAAGAACGCTAGCGATATGATCTACTCAAAGAAGGGAGCTTAATTATGTCAGACCCAAAATTTCCATTACCAGAATCAATGAAAGTTCCAGAAGTAAAATTTAGCAAAAACGGATATGAAATCCGCACAGACATCTTAGCAATGGCTAAGGACCTAGTAGGACAAGAATACTCTACTAAGTTTGCAGGTTGGGAGTTAACTGCCAAGCGCGATGAAAAGACTGGCCAAGTAGTTACTACTGTTGGTATGCCAGAGTTTCCAGGTATTGATAAAGTTCTTGAAGCCGCTGAAAAGATGTATGCGTTCGTAAATACCGGCGCAAAAAAATAAGCATAGCTTTTTCGCCAGAATAGCGTAACATTCACTAGGGCCTACGGGCCCTTTTATTTTGCCCAAAATTTGTCAACTTAATTAAAGGCTAAGGCGTTGTATATGTATATGTGCCTAAGGAGGCTATTATGCTAATGAGGACTAACTATGAAACTCTCAGTAAAGTTTACTCTACTGACCGCAACAATTTTGATGACAAGCCTGGCAAGTGGGAACGAGAATATTGGGAAGCCTACAGCTACCGTTGCCCGACCGCAGACTGCGACACAAAACGTACAGGCCCATGCAAAGCATCGTCGGGTAGTAAAAAGTAAAGTCCAACGTGCTATACCTTTTGGTATGGACGATACCGACGATGATGTTGCCGAAAACGATGATTTAGCAACTGGCTATAGACGTCGTGACTTAACTAAGATTGAACACCCAGACGGAATCAGCGAACAAGTACGTTGGAGATTGTTTTTAGCCAGACAATTGGCCATGTTGAAATACCGCGAGATTAACAGTTAAGCTATTGATTCTTGATCGAAGTATTCAGGATGCTTCTTGCCCCAGTTACGCATGATAACTGCGGCGCGAGCGTTAGCTTCATTTTCTTGTGGACTACCGGTAGCACCTGGATCTGGCCCATCTAACTCGTGATTTAAATCTTGCTTGTAATGTACAAGTTCATGTGCTAGTGTACGGCATACATCCATAATGTGGCGATTTTTAACAGTGATGTTAATGTGCTCGCCACCGTACCCACCAAAGCTCTTGTGCTGTAAAGCACGTTCATTATCAAATCTAAAGTCTAGTTTTGGCAATGTTTTTAGCTCTAAGTCTTCTGCGGCAAAACGAATAAAATCGTGCAGGATCGCATACGTATCCTTTTTGTTTAAGCCTTCGGTGAGTATTTCTGTAACTTTCATATGTGTATTTACCTTAAGCCCATGTGCCAGCAACAGTATTAGCACCAACAGCGCCTACTGGTACTCAGTACCAGTGTACTCTTGGTTAGTTGTTGGGCTTGATGGGAAGTTTAAGATTGCCATTTATGTGTCCTTTTCTATATTTGCCGTTAATTACAGTACCAAACACCGCCAACATACGTTGCTGTTACCATTTGCCCTTGCTGACTAGTTGATGTATTTCCTACTACAGTAGCAGGACTAGCGGCTGTGATAGTTTGTGCAGGAGTACCGCTATGAACTGTATCTGCTATTTGATATTGACGACCGTTTTCTGAAGTAGATGGTAAAGTAATTGTAATATGTTTTGCAGAACAACCAATCCAAAAATCATTGTTAGTTACAGTATAATCTGTGCTGGTTACGTGTGTTCCAACAATCCAGCCTGAATTATGTATGTTTCCATAGCTATCGCGAAGTACAATAGTGTTAGCTGTGTTAGCAGTGGTAGCATCTGTAGTTAATGTTAGCGTAGTGCCTGAAATTGTACCAGCTACGTGATGTGTACTGTCTAGTGTAGTTGGCGCAACTGTGGTAACGCCCTGTGCGGGTATTGTAGGCTTGTTCTTGATATAGTCTAAGCTGGCATTATTAGTTTGATTCCAATCGCTTTGTATTTGTGCCGCGGGTATTGTAGGCTTGTTGATTAGATCAGTATAGCTACCTGTAGTTGCCACTGTGGCAAATGTAGGTTTACCTGTAACATTAGTCCAAGTTAAACTTGATAGTGTGATGTAGGCCGCATCGTTAGTAAATGCTGATACTACTGTTGGTTTGTTTAATATCTGTGCTAGACCACTGACAGCATTCCAATCACTGTTGACCTGCGGTGTAGGAGCTGCCGCAGATGTAAACACAAATACACCGGTAGTGTTATTATAAGTCAGTGTGCTAGTTGTACCTGTTGGTGTGTTGCTGGTTAAACTGATTGCTTGTCTAGCAATAGTATCTGTATACTGTGTGATAGTGCTACTGATAGTGATAGCTGAACTACCATTGTAAGTAGTTCCTGTGCTGAATGTGATGCCTGTACCAGCTGTTAGGTTAGCCAGTGTGCCACCTAAGGCTACTCCGCTAATAGTTGAGTTGGCCAGTTGATTGTTTGTGATGCCAGCAGAGTTGCTTAGGTTAGTTGTAGTAAGTCCGGCGATGCTGCCACTCAAACTTACAGTAGTTGATCCTGTGTTAGCCGATGCCGTTAAAGTGATTCCACTTACATTATTGCTACCTACAGCAATACTAGTAACACCAGCATTAGATAATGTTACGGTACCACCTAATGCTACGGTACCACCACCTGCTAGACCTTGCCCAGCTGAAACTGTTATGGAACTTGCGGCCAACTTGTTTATAGGCAATGCGCCAGTGTTGATAGTGCTAACTATGTCTGAGCTAGTGACCAACACAGCACCAGTTTGTGTGGCACCGCCATCAAACTTAATACTGCTGACACCTGTTACTGGAGCGATATAATCCCAAGTTGTGCCATTATAGATCACAAAACCGCCGGCGGCATAGGCCACATTACCTGAGCCGTTAATATTTTGTGTGCCGTCAGCACTGATAGAATATTCCCAACCCTGTATGGCTGTGACTCCTCCTGCTGTGGTAGAGGTCAGTACAGGTGAATTGCCATTAGCGTCCCAACTGCCTTTGTATACTACAGAGTTTACTGGTACAGGCACAGCTTGCCACGACATCGTAGTGCCGTTGGATTTTAAGTAATAGTCAGCATGTCCAACAGGCGTTGGGAAATAGGTTAGACGATCACCATTACGGAATGTAATACCTGCGTTAGTGTCAACTGATTCTGTAAACTTCAGACCAGTGCTGTCAATAGTAGCAGACACTTGGGCGGCCGTAGTGCCAACAGGCGCATTTTGGAATGAAAATTTAGTGCCAGCGGCAGAGTCGCTGAAGTTTTCTGCGGCTATGGCATCAAATCTAGCAATGCCAGTCATATAGGCTGTTGAGCCATAGCCTACTGATGAAAAGCGTGATAAGACATCACCACTGATCATAGCACTCGGTGAGTCCACTGTGCCACGGGCCGCACGACCAGCATAAGCCGGATATACTCCTGCGCCAAAGCTGTCTGAGCTTATACGCGAACTCTTGCCATCCTGTGCTGTTAGCTGTATAAGTGTACCGTCATAGGTAGCGGGACGAGGTTGAACATGTCCGTTGATAGTACCAATAATACTTAGAGTGGCGTTTTGATAACTTATACCGCTAGGTGTGCGTATAGTAGTAAGTCCTGAACGATCCACTTCAAATGCTGTGACGTTATGATTGTTTTGTACTTTGATAGGACGATTGAATGTAACGAAACCGGTGGCCTCAGTGGTACCAATAACGATTTCACGAGTGCTATCGGCAATCTTGATCTGATTGTCAATTAAGGTAAACTCGCCAACTGTTAGTCCACCACCGTTTTGTACATAGAGTAGTCCATCTCTAGCACCAAGAGCAATGTCCTTGCCTAATGTTTCATCTAATACATAGATAGTACCTGGACCAATGTACACTGACTTCCAACGCTGTGTTGGCGAACCCAAGTTACTGATGTTGGTAGTGAGTGGCAACACATTGGTATTGACAATGACATCACCCAGGCCTTGACTGTCTAGGAAAATGTCTGTGCCTGTAGCACTTTGTACTTGGAAGTTAGGTTTGGCCAGTGGGCGTGTAAGACTGAACACAGCTCCTGGCACAGGCTGTACTTGTCCAAGTCCTGCTAGATCTAAGTTGACAATAACATAGCTGTCCCAAAGTCCAGCAGGACCGCCTGCGCCACGATCGCCCACTACACTAGGAATGATACCGGCACCAGTTAAGATGTCGTTAATCTGTATAGCACTGATAGCTGTGCCACTTGATCCTGGGGTCAAACGGAACACAGTCCACGGAGCAGGAACACCGTTGATGTTACCATATGTACCTGAAGCTAGATTGTCGCTAGGACCTGTACTGCTAGCCACTATGCTGACTAATTGATAGCTGGTAATGAAAGCTTCTATGGTAAGGTTGTAGGCCAAGATACTGCCGCCAGAACCTACTTTGAGTTTGGGTACTTGAACACTACCTGTGCCGTTAGGGTTTAAGATGATATCAGCATTAGTGACTGTGCCTGATAATGACTGTAGATTCGTGCCGTTGACTACAAAGTTGCCTAGATCGTTGTAGTTGTTTAATAAGTTAGTGACATAAGTCTCAGTGGCCAGGCCAGCAAAATCTACACTGATCTTACCGTTGCCATCTATGTTTATGTTAGTGCCAATCTCAACACCACCTAGTGTACTCGATGTAGCTTTGGGTAACGTATAAGTTGAGTTAGGAATAGCTGTTGCCGCTACCCAGTTGCCCTCGTAGTAGACAAATAAGTCGCCGCTTGTTGAGTCCCACCATAACCAACCTGCTTGTGGGTTAGGCGGAGGTGTTGGGCCTTCATAAACAGTAGACCCCATGCTAGCGCCACTGACAATCCTACCTCCAGGTGTACCATCGCTAACACGGATAGTGTTGGTTATACTGTCATACCAAAGACGACCTAGTTCTCCAATACGGCTTTCACCATTGCTATAACTTTGTCTACCAGTAAAAAACTTTTGAATGAAAGCCACGGAGATTAACCTCCGAATGGCTCGTCGTCGTCTACTAAATCAATCTGTTGATCCAATTTGCTAGGAATCCCTGCTAGTTTTTTCATCATTTCAATTTTTTGTTGTAGCGGAGGAACCATCATAGGCTGTTCGTGTTTAGTACTGTCATCACCATCATCACCATGTGATTCGTGAGATTGAGTTTGAGCAGTACCGTTATTGACATTAACCACAACAGGAGCCTGTGCTGGCTTATCATCTTCTACTTTATCTAATAGATCTGCTATGTTGTGTAGTATGTCTGCCATTTTCATAATTGTTATTCCTATATACTATACTTAGTTCGTACCCAACCACTTGTTCTTTAAATACGTTGTTAATGCTGTAATCTGACTATCACTTAATGCCGAGCTGTATACTAGCATTTCGCCAATATTGATACCTTGTGTTGTGGTAACTGGGTTTGTGTTCTTTGTAGCAGAAGCAATAGGCGCTTTACCAGCAACCATCAAGTTTGGAATTGGTACGCCCGTTACAGTACCACCGCTAGTTCTTGTGTATGTTCCTGTGACAGCATAAGTTACTGTAGTTGCTGTACAGGCTGTTACT